TGGGATACGATGGTCGACTAATGAGTATTCCTGGGTGGGCGCGCCCGTACGATGGCGTCATGTCACCCATTATTGGAAACGACAGAACGTATAAATACCTATATGTTGCCAAGACAGGAGGAATTTACGCAGGAGATATTCTCTCAGCAAATCAGACCTACCAGGTAAACATGACCTACAAAATCTGGTGAGTAGACAGGAGTGGCCTGCCCCGATAGAATTGGGGCAGGCTATTTCTGTTGGAGGAACTATGGCATGGGACGCAACAGCCAAAAAAGTTGCGATTAAGGCTATTGGTCAGGTTGAGTCGTCTATGGACTATTCGGCAATCAACTATAATGACCCAATTACCGTCGGAATTGCGCAATGGTATGGCACTCGCGCTGCGGCAATTCTGAATCGAATGCGCGGCGCTCACGCGGCCGAGTATGGACGAGTGGACGCCGGGTTTAGGTCTCGGCTCGAGTCCGTGCCTGAGTCTGACTCCTCGTGGAACACCTATTACCTGTCTCGCCCTGTAGGCGATAGTCTCAAGCCGTTGCTTAATGCGAGCAAGGATATTCAGGGTGACCAGATCGTTAAGGACCTTGAAAACTATTTCAGTGTTGCTAAACAGTATGGGATTAACCCCGACACAGATACGGACGCATTTATTCTCTGGTGCGTCGCCTATCACCAAGGTCCACGTTACGCTTTTCAGGTCGCAAACCACTACAGTGGCGGAGGCCTTAATGAGATGTATTCTGACATCATGGCTAACGGTGT